GGCAGAATGCCAAATACGGAATCAGCCTCAGTGAAGATGTTCAACCGACGCTGACATCCAGAGGACCTGGTGCCGTCTGCTTCGAGAACCATCCGTCCGATGCGAGACTGAAGGAAGTCCCGGTCTCCCCGACCGTGATGAGCCGTTGGGGAACAGGCGGGAATCAGGTGCCGCTTGTGATGGATGCAGTCGACAAAGATGTCGCTCCCACCCTGATGGCCTCAATGTACGGCAAGAACACGTTCGAGGACTGCGACAAATACATGTTCGAAGGGAAGCCGGTCGCGTTCATCAAGAATGATGCTGGCGGGGAACAGCAGGGCTTCTGGGATGAATCATTCCCGACGCTCCGAAGCGGCGCGCTCCCGGCTGTCGCCTACAACGTCACGTTCTGTGATGCCAACGGGACGCGCAAAGACCGGCCTGACGGCGGTCTGTACGTTACCGAGGCTGACGCGAGCAAGACAGTGACCGCTGGCGGCACAAATGCTGAAACGGTCGTCATCGACTCCGTGGCAATAGCCGAGAACATCATCGGCAGACAGGACCACACGGGCGGCAATGGCGTCGGAGCACAGGAAGAGCTGGCGTACACGCAGAATGCCACAGGCGTTATGGGCGTGGCAACGATGGAATGTGTTCCCCTCGATTTAAGGAACGCGACGCGCGATCCAAATAAGAAAGACGAACAGAACCGGCAGGGAGTCGGCGTGGGCGAGGACGGTGCTCCGATGAACACCATTACATCCGCATCCGTTCCCGGCGTTAGCTGGCAGTCGACCGTACGAAAGCTCCTGCCTGTTGAATGTGAGCGCCTCATGGGCTTCCCGGATGACCACACGAGAATTTCGTGGAAAGGAAAGCCACCGGAGGAATGCCCCGATGCCCCTCGGTACAAAAGTTGCGGAAATTCGATGTGTGTGAACGTCATGGCCTGGATCGGACATCGAATTCAGGCAGTCGAGGAAAGTATAGCATCACGTGATGCTATACCGCATGAGGATGTAATCATTACCTGTGATGAGCGTGTTGCTGAAAGAACAGAGCAACTTCCGCTTTGAGCATGTTTCCGCTGGCAACCTGCATCACCAGATGGGTATATTCCTCATCGGTGGCATCGAACTCGTATCCGTTCAGTTCAAGAAACACAACAGCGGCCATTGCACCGATGCGTTTGTTCCCATCTAAAAACGGATGGTTCTCGACGAGGTGAAAAAGGTATGCCGCCGCCATCTCAGGGATGGTCGGATGCAGATATTCGCCGGAAAACGTCGAAGACGGCATTCCGATTGCCGATTTCAGCATTTCGACACTGCGCAGCCCGTCAATTCCGCCGTAGTGCTCAATCTGATAGTCGTGGATTTCTATGATTTCCGCGAATGTCAGGAAAAGGGGTTCCTTTGTCAACGGGCGAGCTCCTCAAACGTCTTGTTGAAGCGCTTGCCTGTCTTTTCCACAGCCTTGCGGAATTTGTTGTGCTGCACAGCATCCTGAATCGGCGTAAGAATCAGGGACTTTCCGTCCGTGATCATTTCAAACGCTGTGTCAGCAGACGCGCCAAGCAGACTCAGAATCGGCTTTTCGATAACAATCGCGGAACTGTTACCGTGTTTGACCAGGGATTTAATCATGCTGTCCTCCAATGGTTATACAATGTTCTAACTAAGATACACCGTCAATTCAAAATGTCAAGGAGAATATGATGTCCGAACACGAAAAAATCACGGAAACTATCGTCAAAAACGCAGCCGGTCCGAAATCCGCCGAGGTCGACGGACAGCGTGTCGAGCAACATTCGCTGAAGGAACAGATTGAGGCTGACAAATATCTCGCATCCAAGGATGCCGTGAAGCGGCGAGGAAGCGGTCTGAAGTTCTCGAAGATGACGCATTCGGGAGCGGTGTGATGTTCAAAACGCTGAAAAACATCTTCCGCCCTCCGAAGCAGACACAGCACAGTCCCCGTCCGATCCGGGCACGGTTCGACGCCGCCCAGACCACGCGGGACAACTTGAAGCATTGGGCGTATGCGGACCAGCTCTCCGCCGACATGGAAGCCTCGCCGGAAGTCCGGCGAACCTTGCGGATGCGCTCCCGGTACGAGGTGGCGAACAACAGCTATGCGCGAGGGCTCGTCCAGATGCTCGCGAACGACACCATCGGCACGGGACCTCGGCTCCAGATGCTCTCTGCGGATGAAACGTTCAACGATGAGGTCGAGCGGGCGTTCATGAGGTGGGCGGAAGCCATCAGGCTTGCCCCGAAGCTCCGCACAATGCGAATGGCACGATGCCAGGACGGAGAGGCTTTTGCCGTGCTGGCGACGAACCCGAAGATTCGGAGTCCCGTCAAGCTTGATCTCATGCTGATCGAGGCTGACCGCGTGTCGGGCGGGATTCGAATGATTGATGATGGTCAAAGCGTGGATGGGATCACGTTCGATTCATGGGGGAATCCGACATCGTACCGGGTACTGAAATACCACCCGGGCGATGTCAGGTTCGCTTCCGGAGAAGAAGCAGTCGAAGTTCCCGCCGAGTACATGATCCACATTTTCCGCCAGGACAGACCTGGACTGCACCGAGGTGTGCCGGAACTGACCTCGGCTTTGCCGCTGTTCGCCCAGCTCCGCCGATACAACTTGGCCGTCCTGAGTGCGGCCGAAGCCGCTGCCGACTTCGCCGCCATCCTGTACACGGACGCGCCTCCGAGCGGAGAAGCCGAGGAAGTCGAGCCGATGGACACGATTCCCCTCGAACGGAATATGATGCTCACGGTCCCCGCTGGCTGGCGCATGGATCAGCTCGACCCGAAACAGCCAGCCGCGAACCACGCCGAGTTCGTCAAGATTATTCTGAGCGAAATCGCGAGATGCGCCGTCACGACCTACGGGACTCTCGCGGGCGACTACAGCGGACACAACTACGCCTCAGGCCGCCTCGACAACCAGATTTACCACAAGTCCATTCTGGTCGACCGATCCTTCTGGGAAACCGAGGTGCTGAACAGAATTTTCGAGGCGTGGTTCAAGGAATATCTCCTGACCGAGAATCTTGTTCCGCTTGAAGAGAGCCACACTTGGTTTTGGGATGGCTTCCCGCATGTGGACCCGAACAAGGAGGCCACGGCGCAGGAACGCCGCCTTGCGAACCTCACCACGACGCTCGCCGCCGAGTGCGCGAAGGACGGCAGGGATTATCTCGGCGTCCTGCAGCAGAGGGCGAAGGAGATCAAGCTGATGAAATCTCTGGGGATTCCGATTCCAGGAGAAACCGCGAAAGAACAAAACAACGCCTCAGAACCGGGAGAGTCCGGCGAGGAAGAAACTCAAACAACCGAGGAAACATGAACGAATTTACCCTGATTGAAGCTGCCGGAGGCGCCCGTCCGAAAATCGTCGGCACTGCGTACTCCGGGGGCAAGATGTCCCTGCCGGGCTGGAAGAACCCGGTGGTCGTCGATCTGAGCGGAATGGAGCTGCCGGAATCTGTGCCTCTGCTCGCGAACCACGAAAACCGGACGAGTGCCCGTATCGGCATGGTGTCCGCAAGCGTGAAAAACAATGTGCTCGAAATCTCCGGCGAAATCATCTCCGAAGGCTCGGAAGCCGCCGATATCGTGGCGCAGAGTAAGGCGGGAGCAGACTGGCAGCTCAGTATCGGAGCCGACGTGAAGGAATGCGAGCTCGTCCGAGGCAAACGCGAGGTCAACGGACAGGTCTTCGACGGTCCGTTCTACCACGTCCGCAAGTCTTCTCTCCGCGAAGTGAGCGTCGTTGCCGTTGGAGCCGATGCTCACACGAGCATGAAAGTCACCGCAAAATTCGATCTTACAAACCCTAACCCCGAAGAGGAAGGAGACAAAGATAACATGAACGAAAACAAAGATGTCGAAGCCAAGGCTGACGTCAAGCCTGAGGTCAAGCCCGAAGCGAAGCCGGAAGCCAAGCCGGAAATCAAGGCCGAAGCGAAGCCCGAAATCCAGGCGGCCCAGCCCGAAGTCAAGCCCGAACCTGCTCCTGTCGACGTGGCCGCCGCTGCCCGCGATGCCGCCGCTGCCGCGGTCAAGGCCGAGCGTGAACGTGTCGCGGCAATTCGCGCCATTTGCGACGGTGAGTTCCCCGAAATTGAGAAGGACGCCATCAGCTCCGGCTGGACGCCCGAAGTCGTGACAAAGAAGGTGCTGGAAACCATCCGCGCCGAACGGCCTGCCGCCAACGTCCATATCTCTGTGAAGACCGAACCGGAGGGCGACAGTCTCCGCAAGACCATCGAAGCGGCCATGTGCCTCCGTTGCGGCATCTCCGCCGACGACCTCGAAAAGTCCTACGACGGCAAGACCATCGAAGCGGGCATGCGTGAAATGGATATGCCCCTCAAACAGCTCCTTGTCGAATGCATGAAGCTGGACGGCATCCCGTATGGTCGCGGCTTCGACAACGAGACCATCCGTGCCGCATTCTCCAGTGTGTCCCTGCCGGGCATTCTCTCGAACGTCGCGAACAAGAAGCTTCTGAAGAGCTTCGAATCGCAGCCCGTCATCGCCACCAAGCTGTGTTCCACGGGAGATCTGAACGACTTCAAAGAGAACGACAGATTCCGTCTGACTGACGTCGGCGATCTGCTTCCGGTCGGCGCTGACGGTGAGATCAAGGACGGCGGCGTCACCGAAGAAGCGGCCAAGAATCAACTCGACACCTATGGCAAAAAGTTTGTTTTGACCCGCAAGATGATCATCAACGATGACCTCGGAGCCTTTATGAAGGTTCCGGTGGCGATGGGCAACCGTGCGGCCAGGCTGATCGACCAGCTCTTCTTCTCCCGTCTGTTGAAGAATCCTGTGCAGCTTGACGGCAAGGCTCTGTTCAGCGCTGCTCACAAGAATCTGCTCACCGGCGCAACGAGCGCACTGTCTTCCGACAGTCTGAAGAAAGCCATCCAGATGTTTTTGGATCAGGTCGATGCAGACGGTCAGCCGATCAGCGTCGAACCGAAGTTCCTGCTCGTCCCCACTGCGCTCAAGCACCTCGCCATCGAGCTCACTCGCGGCGCGACCCTCATTACCGCTGGCGGCGCCGACAACGTCGTCCGTCCTGCCCTGAACATCCTCGCGGATGAAAACCTGCAGGTCGTGTCCAGCCCGTACCTCGCCAATGCGGCCTATGACGGAGCCTCCTCCACCGCATGGTATCTGTTCGGCGATCCCCGTCAGGTCGACACCTGGGAAATCGGGTACCTCAAGGGCAAGCGCACCCCGACCGTGGAGCGTGGCGAGACCGACTTCAATACGCTGGGGCTCTGGTTCAGGGTCTATTTCGACCTCGGCGTCAGGGAACAGGAACACCGCGGCATGGTCAAGTCCGCAGGCGCGGCTGGCTGATGACCGCCGGAGGCGGGGCAATTCCCGCCTCCG